CGCGGCGGAGATGTAGACGCGGCCAAGAAACCTTCGACCCCCGCCATCAAGAAGACGCTCGATCTGCGCCCCGCAGAGGCGTTCCCCGAGCTGGCGACACGGTACCCCAAGACAGCGCCCCCCGAGTGGGCCTTCGATCCCAAGAAAAAGGTCGACTATCTGGCCAAGCGCCTATCGCCAGAGGCTCTGGCCGTGCAGACGGCCAAGAAGGTGATCCAGAAGGACATCGAAGAGGGCCGCTACAAGCCCTACTTCGATCCGCTCAAGCGGTACGATGCCTCCTCGCCTGAATTTGGCGCGAAGACGCCCACGACGAACATCAAGAAAGTCAAACCCGAGACGCAGGCCAAGTACGACACCCACGCTCGCAGCCCGGAGGCGATACAGCGACTGTCAAAGTCCTTCGAGAGGGGCATGCTGCAGCCGCGCGAGGCGAGCGACTGGTACCTGATGGGGCAGCTCCACAATGAGTACGTCGCCAAGCACGGGCCGAAAATTGGGTCGCAGCTCTTCAAAGAGCGTTTCGCGGATGCAATGTCGGCGACGACGGGCGGCGCTGACCCAACGTCTAACTTTCTGACGTCTCACTACGGGAACTACGTCAAGACGCACAAGCAACAGTTTCCTGAGAAGTCCTACGACTTGCCGTTCCCCATCGGGGGCCGCTACATCGGGGGCAACATTGACCAGTTCAACAAGATGATCATGCAGGGGAAGGGCGTCACGCCCGCCAACCCCAAGAGGTACAATTTCTCGCACAACTTCCTTGGGGACGTTTCGGGCTCGACCATTGACGAGCAGATGTCGGGCCAGTTCGACCCTAAGATGACGGTCCCTCCCGAGGGTACCTATGGCCACTACGAGGAGGCCCTTGCTGATCTGGCCAAGCAGACCAAAGGCGCGAAGAGCCCCCGGCATTTTCAGGAAGTCGCGTGGGCCGGAGCCAAGGATTTAGGGACCAAGGGCGGCTACAGAGCCAGCCCTATGATTTCGCATATAAATCAGAGCGTCGAACGCACCAGTCGTTTGACTGGTCTTTCTCCAGATGAAGTCGTCGCGCAAAATCTTGTCGACGTCAAAGGACCAATGTTCAAAAAAGGCGGCGCTGTCGGCCGGGCCTTAGACATCGCAAGGAAGATCAATGGCCGCTAGTATCGACCGATACCTTCAAAGCCTGCACGGCGCGTTCAGCCAGCTTCGGGGGGACGCCCCGCAGCAGCCGGCGGCGCCCGCCAGCCCTCGAACCATGCCGCAGCAGGCCCCCGACGATGCCTACCGGCATATGGTGGCGCAGGCGCTGAGCGGCAAGAGCTACAAAGATATGTTCCCCGTGCAGGCGCCGTACACGCCGCCGCCCCCGCCGCCCCCGCCAGCAGCGGGCGGCGGCGGCGGCGGCGGCGGCGGCGGCTTGTACGGCGCTACACCCTATTCTGGCGACTCCAGCGGCAGCGCGGACGGCAACACCGGCACCGACGGGGGCGGAAACAGCGCCAGCGGAACCAGCGGCGTCGGAGGGACCGCGGGCGACGGCGAGGGCGGCGCCGGGGGAGGCTGGCGCGGCGGACGCATGTATCAACGCGGCGGCACCGTGCCCCCGACGGAAGCGCAGAAACACGCGGGCAACTACAGCAAGCAGCACCTCAGTTTTCATGGCCTGCCGATCTCAATTGAGACGCCGAAGGGCGCGACGCGCGAGGGCAAGGACCACACCGGCAAGGTGTGGCGCTGCAAGATGCCGGCCGACTACGGCTACATCAAGCGCACCGAGGGGGCCGACGGCGATCACCTCGACGTGTTCGTCGGGCCTGACCGTGGCAGTCGCATGGTGTTCCTGATCAACCAGAACGACCACCGGACGGGTAAATTCGACGAACACAAGGCAATTCTAGGGACAACTTCCGAGAGACAGGCCGTTGCGCTATACTGCGCGGCGTTCTCCGACGGTTGTGGCGCGAAACGCATTGGCAGCATCGAGCCGATGTCGCTGGATGCTTTCAAGCACTGGCTGAAGCAGGGCAAGACCAAAACCCCTGCCAAGGCAAAAACAATCGTCGAGCATGCGCTCGCGGTGACAAGGAGCAAAACATGAGTGAGATGGCGAAAAATGCTCGCGCAGCCATGAAGGCGAAGGCGACGCGCATGGGCGGCAAGGGCGACCCCAAGGCCAAGGTCGACGCATCGAGCTGGTCGCCGCCCGAGATGATGAATACCGGAGCCAAGGTCGGCATGCGCCCGCTTTCGCGCCGGGCCTTCCGCAAGGGCGGCAAGGTCATCGAGAAGTGCGAGGGCGGCCCCGCCGCCATGCGCGCCGACCGCAAGCAGCGCAAGGCCGGCGGCAGGGCCACCTCGCTGGTGACCGACATGATCAACCGCAACGTCAAGAAGGCGAACAAGTACCGCGAGGGCGGCGACGCCCACGTCGGCGGCTACAAGAGCGGCGGCGACGTCGAGCAGGACAAGAAGCTGGTCAAGAAGGCATTCCGCCAGCATGACGAACACATGCACGGCGGCAAGCACGAGGACATCAAGCTGAAGAAGGGCGGCCGCACCAAGAAGCAGGTCGGCGGCGGCATGACGGCGGGGGAGTCAGCGGCGATGAATCGTCGCATAAACGACACCCTGAACGACAGCCGAGGCATCAGAGAGGACATCTATCAGTATAACGCCGAAAGGCGAGCGCCGCGCCAACTGTCGCCGCCGTTTATCAGGGACAGGACCGACCGCTCCGATCCTCGCGCGTTGCGGGATTTAGAACGCGGTGATTACGACGCCATGATCGGCGTCAACCCGAGAGAAAGCGGCATGAAGAAGGGCGGCCGCACCAAGAAGGCCGCCGGCGGCACGCCGCCGCCCGCAGAAAGCGCGCCCGAGCCCGAGCCGTACGAAGACTGGCGGAAGCTCCAGACGGGTAAAGGCCCCGCGCCCGGACAGAATGATAAGACGAGCCCGCCCGGCGGCACGATGATGCCGAAGAAGGCCAAGGGCGGCGGAACCTACTACGGCGGCACCCGCCCAACGGGCGGCCGCATGCCGCGCAAGTCTGGCGGCCGCGCCAAGGGCAAGACCAACATCTCCATCACCATCAACCCGCAGCAGCCGCAGGATCAGCAGCAGCAGGCGATGATGCCGAAGATGCCGACCCCGCCGCCCATGCCGCCCCCGCCGATTGCCCCGCCGGGCATGGGTCCGGGCATGCCTCCGATGCCGATGCCGATGCCGCCGCCGGGTCCGCCACCCGGCTTGGCTGGCGGGCCCCCACCGGGCATGCCCCCGATGCCGCGCAAGCGCGGCGGCCGCGCCTACCGCTCCTACAAGGACATGGACGCAGGCGCCTTGGGCGGAATGGGTCGACTGGAGAAGGTCGAAATCGAGCACGGCAAGCGCGTCGGTCGCCTGTCAGGTGGCCGCGCACGATCCTACAAGGATATGGACGCGGGCTCTCTGGGCGGCATGGGCCGCATCGAGAAGATCGCGATCCAGAAGCACAAGCGATAGTCGTCGGCCGGCGGCGGGCCGCCGCGCTGTCTCCTCACAGCGCGGCGGCCTTTTCTCTGCTTACTGGGAGGAGCCAGCATGCAAACGTACGACACCCGCCTCGGCAAGAAGTTCGCCGAATTGATCGCGGATCAGATGGCGACCATTACGCAAGCCGTGATGAATGGATCGCTGAAGAAAAAGGACTACAAGAAAGAAACCGGGCGTTTTAACGGCCTCCGCGAGGCGCTCGAAATCTATGAGGAAGCGGAGGCGACCATAAAAGGCGCAGAGAGGAGCTGAAATGCCGCAAATGGCTATGTCGCACACGACCGACCCCAAGAAAGAACTGCTTGGCAAGGTCGGCAACGTCGATGGTATCGACGTTTTCAACAACGCGGTTCTGGTCGCGATCTATGTTCGCCCGACCAAAACCAAATCCGGCATCTACCTGACGGACAGCTACACCGACGAGGACCGCATTCAGGGCAAAGCCGGACTTGTCGTCAAAAAAGGGCCCCGCGCTTTCATTGACGACACCGGGCAGTGGTTTGCCGACGCCGATGTCAATGAAAACGACTGGGTGATCTTCCGGCCAAGCGACGGCTGGCCGATCAATGTCAACGGGGTGCCCTGCCGCCTGATCGACGACGTTTCGATCCGGGGCAAGGTCGATCAACCTGATCGTGTATGGTGAGGACCAGATGAGCGAACAAGAGAAAGACGACGCGGTTGTTGTCGAAGAGCAGGCGCCGAAGGAAATCACGCTTGAGGAAGGCGTTGACGACCTGAAGCAGCGGCTGGCGGCGGCCGAATTGCGCGCCACCGCGGCCGAAACGGCCAAACACAAGGCCGAGCTTGAGGTGCATTCGGCGCGCGGCACCGTGCAGGAGACGAACCTGCATCTGGTGACCAACGCCATCGACACGCTGCGGCAGAGCAACGAGATCGCCAAGGCCAACTACAAGGCCGCGATGCTGGCAGGCGATTACGATGCGGCCGCAACGTATCAGGAGGATATGACAAACCACGCCGCCAAGCTGCTGCAGCTCGACCAAGGCAAGCAGGTGCTTGAAAACACTCCGTTGCCCGCGGCGCCGGTGCAGCGGTCGTCCGATCCAATCGAGGCGTTCGCGTCGCAGCTTTCTTCGCGGTCGGCTGACTGGGTGCGCAGGCATCCGCAGTTCGTGACCGACCCCCGTCTCAATCAGAAGATGATTGCGGCGCATAACATGGCCATGGCCGACGGGCACGTTGCCGACAGCAACGAGTATTTTGCGACTGTCGAAACTTTGCTGCAAGTAAGCACGGGCGAGGCAATGTCCGAGGCGGCGCAGTCTACGGGGCGCCGTTCGACCGCAACGCCGCCGCCCGCCGCGCCGGTAAGCCGCGATACACGCGGCGGCAATATCGTCCGTCTCACGTCCGAAGAGCGCGAGATGGCGGAAATGATGAAAATGACCCCCGAAGAGTATGCGAAGAACAAAGTCGCGCTCAAGAAGGAAGGAAGGATGCACTGATGGACACGATTGCTCAACAGCCCGCCACCCGCCGCCGCCGCATGCGCCGCCCCGAAGCGGAACCGGAAGAAGTGATCGACACACGCCCCGCAATGCGCCCGGATTTGCGCGATGACGATTCTCGCGCGGCGGCTAAAAAGCGCGAAATCGAAATTCTCGGCCATCTCGGCGACATGGACGAGGGTGTCGACGAATTCTATGTCTCGCCGGACATGATCCCCGACGGGTGGACCTACGAGTGGAAGCGCCGCACCGTGTACGGGCAGGAAGACCCGGCATATCAGGTGGCGCTGGCACGCACGGGTTGGGAGCCTGTGCCCACACGCAGGCACCCCGAAATGATGCCGGTCAACTGGAAGGGTGAAGCCATCGAACGCAAGGGCATGATCCTGATGCAGCGTCCGAAGGCAATTACCGAACGCATCGAGGCGCTGGACTTGCGCAAGGCGCGCAATCAGGTCCGCGTCAAGGAAGAGCAGCTTTCCACGACCCCGCCGGGCACGATGCAGTCGGAGTACACCGACCCGAGGTCCAAACCGAAGATCAGCAAATCCTACGAAGCCATGCCGATCCCGAAGGACGCCTAGGGACGCAGGGACGAAGCAAAAAGGGGGCCTCGCGGCCCCCTTTTCATATTGTCAATATGACATGTTGATTATGGTAGGGGGTATAGTGCAGTATGTCGCTACGCGCCCCTCGGTGTGGGCGCTTAGTTCTCTGTCCCTGCGACCCTAGCGCCCCGGCGTGTTGCTACGGTTGCTCCTTGTAAGAAGGAGTATCCGACATGGCGAACACGAACTCGCCCTTTGGTTTTCGGCAGTACTACGGCGGCTCTGGCGGCGCCCCCACCTTTGCCCAGTCCACTCGTCTGATCGCCTCGACCGACAGCACCGCGATCTATAGCGGCGATCCGGTCATGCCGGTCGTTTCCACGGCCAACGGCTACATCACGCAGGCGGCGCCGGGCACCACTACGCTCGCGGGCATCTTCCTCGGCTGCAAGTATCTCTCCACGTCGCAGAAGCGCATCGTCTGGAACAGCTACTGGACCGGCAGCGATGCCACGGGCGATGTCGAGGCATACATCGTCGACGACCCGAACGCGCAGTTCTCCGTCATGGGCAACTCGACCACGTTCAACATCACTGGCTCCCTGACCACCGTGACCAGCTCGACGGTCGGGCAGTACGCCCAGTTCGCCATCGGCACGGGCAACACCGCTTCCGGCCAGTCGGGTGCGTACCTCAACTCCGTCGCCACGACCGCAACTCTTCCGTTCATCGTGCGCGGCCTGATTGCCTCTCCTCCGGGCGCGCCCGGCGCCGATCCGACGACGGCCTACAATCAGGTCATCGTCGGCTTCAACAACGAGTGGCTGCGCTCGAACGGCGCTGGCCCCACTGGTATCAGCTAAGGAGTAATGACCAATGGCTGTTAATCTCTCTGCCATCAAGGACTTGCTCCTGCCGGGTCTGCGTGGTGTCGAAGGCAAGTACGAGATGATCCCGTCTCAGTACGACAAAATCTTCACCAAGCACGATTCGAAGATGGCTCTCGAACGTACTGCGGAAATGCGGTACCTCGGCCTCGCCCAGCTCAAGACCGAAGGCGGCCAGACCGCGTTCGACAACAGCGCCGGCGAACGCTACGTCTACAATCAGGAGCACACTGAAATCGCCCTTGGCTACGCGATCACTCGCAAGGCCATCGACGACAACCTGTACAAGACGCAGTTCCATCCGTCGAACCTCGGCCTGATCGAGAGCTTTCAGCAGACCAAGGAAATCTACGGCTCCAACATCCTGAACACGGCAACCACCTACAACGCTTCCATCGGCGGCGACGGCGTGGCGCTCTGCTCCACCGCGCATCCCATCGACGGCGGCACGGTGGCCAACAAGCCGTCGGTGCAGGTCGATCTCAACGAAGGCTCGCTGCTGAACGGCATGATCGCCGTCCGCACGAACTTCAAGGATCAGGCCGGCCTGAAGGTGTTTGCCCGCGCGCGCAAGCTGATCGTGGCGCCGCAGAACGAGCCGGTTGCAATTCGTCTGACCAAGACGGAACTGCGCCCCGGCACTGCGGACAACGACGTGAACGCCATCCTTTCGACGGCCGGCGGCCTTCCCGAAAGCTACATGGTCAACGACTTCCTCACGTCGGCGTTCCCATGGTTCCTGCTCACGAACATCGACGGGCTCTCGTTTATGGAGCGCGTGAAGTTCGAGACTGACATGCAGGTGGATTTCGTAACCGACAACCTTCTGGTCAAGGGCTACGAACGCTACAGCTTCGGGTACTACAACTGGCGCGCCATCTACGGCTCGTTCCCGACCACCTAGCAAGGAGCTGCTCACATGGGCATTACTCACCTGAGCGGTCTGGAAGTCGCCGGCATTCCCACCATGGGCATGTCGGGGCTTCCGCTCACCACGGGCAGCGTCTACTTCGTTGACTACGTCAACGGAAGCGACGGCAACTCGGGCGCGGCGGACCAGCCTCTCCAGACCCTGTATGGGGCCCACTACAAGATGACGGCGGGTCAGAATGACGTCGCCGTTATCGTTGGAGACGGGTCAACGGCTGCCACCCAGCG